AGGTTGTTAACAACTTTATTCTTTATGCAGTCAACCCTGAGGCGATCCTGGATTACAATACTACCGCGGATGTATACAACAAGTTGGTCAAGGATGCTGGAGAAAGACACTATGCTGAACGTTACGACGGGGCAGATATCGAATTTAAGCCCGATTGGCATACGATTCACTTTTCCTTGAAAGCCGCTATCAAGCCCATGAATTATACGAAGCAATCTAGTCCGATAGGTCCAGGGCAAGGTATAGCAAACTGCAATTTATTGGTGACCACCAAGCTGATATACATTTGCAGACTTATGGTTAAGATATTTTGGCAACGAATGAATCGCAACCCTGTGATTGCCATTATTAGCGACGATGGTTTGTCGGCTGAGGAGTTTGTAAATATACTTCAACCCTACCTTAGCCAGGCGAAACTTAGTGGAGCAGCCCAGATCATACTAGATGCTGTAAAAATGGACAAGGAGCAAAAGGATTTTGATGAATATGTGGTCAAGTCTGTCCTTCACAGAACTACCGGTTTTCCTATGGAAATACTGGACTTCGCGTTTGATCACATACACGATGCTAAATTGGTGAACCAGGACATTAGCATGAACTACGCCAAACAAAACTCGTCTGGCAATCCATTGACTAAGATCATAAATGAAATTCTAATGTTGGTCTACGGATTGTGGCTTATTCAATTTTCATTGCCAATGGTTATCACTGTTAAAGGTGATGACCAAAAGATGGACCCGGTGCGAGGAGAGTTGAACCCTGACCGAGTACTTGCGTTGAGTGCTTACACTAAAGTTGGTATTTACGTTTGCGCGCCTGGTGCTAACGAATTTTGCGGTTTCCTGGTGTACGACGAAAAGTTTGTTCCAAACTTTTGGAGGTACGCCATTAGACTGTCAGCCAAGGTGTTTCACAGCTATGAACAATTCAAAGAGTACCAAATATCGTTGAGAGACTTGGTAATGTTCTCGAGGAGGGTTGGCAAGGCGACCTGCGTCGCTGGCCTTTGTTACTATCTGGCACCTTGGGACTCTGGCAACTTAGAATACATCGAGGCTGAGGCCGTTTATGATTTTGTGGTTGCCTGGGCTTATGCCACCAAGAGCCAGTACGAGAAATATGTCCCGACCAGATCTTGGGTCCCCATCACACATACTGTTGATGGTGCATTGAGCGTTAACTAGAATATACTAGCTATTATGTAGATTAGCTCCGTCCGTATCACGACGAAAACTAAAAAAAAAA